CTCCTACAAGGACACCGGAATCCAGAACAATCTTGCTCTCGGCCATACGAGGCAGATATCTTACTATCGCATCGCTCATGGCATCCAGTTTCGTGTTTCCTTCTGCACCACTGCTGACATCCGTGACTGACTGCATACCATTTGTCATTGGTGTCAGTGCATTACCAAGTGCTGTCATCGGTGCTTTTAAGTTATGCAGATTGTCAGTGATGCCTTTTCCCAAGAGGTCAATCATATCCGGCATATAAGTGTGGAAATCAGACAATGGTCCTTTTTCCGGTTCCGAGAAATGCAGATAGTCCCAAATGGTCGATGCCACATTTTTCACGGAATTTACCAGACTGCTAATCTTGGATGTGATACCGGATATCAGGTTACCTATAATGTCTTTACCCCAACTGAACGCATTTGAAACGATGTTTGAAAATACGTTCTTAACTGCCGAAAACACGTTTGACAGGGCATTTTGGATATTGCCTACCGCATTGCTCACTCCGGAAACGATATTGGAAAATGCGTTGGAAAAACCACTCTGCAATTCTGACAGTCTGTTTTGTGTGTCGGAAACCATGTTGGAGAAGAAATTTTTTGTATTGTTCACCAGTGATGTCAGCTTATTCGTTGCCAAATCATGTACAAAATCAAGCCCCGACTGGAAAGTTCCCTTCACAGACTCCCACAGATTTGATGCGAGATTTTTCACGTTCTCGCCAAAATTCGATACCGCATCCTTGATGGATGAGCTAATATTTGAAACCGTGTCTTTAATCTCGCTCCATTTCTGAGTGGTATTCTCCTTTGTGGCAGCCCAAGCGTTAGAGACCGTTTCCTTCACGGACGAAGCCGCCGTGGACACACCTTCTTTTATATTGCTCCAAGTCTGACTGATATTTTCCTTCATGCTGTTCCATGCTTGGCTCGTGTTCTCTTTCAGTCTGCTCCAACCTTCCGAAACACTGCTCTTGATATTGGAGAGGGCTTGGCTCGTACCGGACTGTATATTCTGCCATGCGGAACTGATGCCCTGTTTCACATTGGACCACGCTTCGGACGTATTTGCCTTGATGGAACTCCAACTGTTGCGTATAAAATTTTCCACCGATGAAGCTGCAGAACTCACACCGGATTTGATATTTGACCATGCGGAACTCACCGATTCGGTAATATTCGACCAAGCAGACGAAGCAAATGAACAGATGCCCGACCATGCGGACGAGCACACATCTTTAATGCCGGACCACAAATTCAGCCAAAATTCACGAAATCCCTCACAATTATCCCACAGCAATTTAAAAAATCCTGCTACCGGATTGACCAGAAACAGGAAAAGTGACTGCCAATTATTTTTGATAAAATCAGTCACGGATGAGACCACGGACTTGATGCCCGACCAGATTCCCACGAAGAAATCTTTGATGCCCTGCCACAAATTAATCCAAAATTCACGGAATCCCTCGCAGTTCTTCCAAAGTGTGGCAAAAATCGCAATCAGTGCTACCACTGCAGCAATTACCAGACCGATTGGATTGGCAGCAAACACAGCACTTAATGCTGTAAACGCAGTTTTTACTGCTCCGAATGCTGATGCCACTTTCGGAACGGTGGTAAGGATTGTACCGACTGCACTGATAACCTTTCCGATTACCACAAGTACCGGCCCGGCTACTGCTATAATCCCACCAATCACAAGGATTGCTTTCTGCACTTCAGGACTTAAGTTTCCGAAGGAATCTACCACCGATGTGATATGCTCCACAAGCTGTGTCAGAAACGGAATCACATGATCTGCCAACTTAATGGCAAGAGACTCCAAAGCACCACCAAGCTGTTCCAGTTTGCTTTGTAAGTTATCTTGCATGACTGCTGCCGTTTCCCCGGCAATACCCGTACAGTCATTCATGGACTGAGACAAGGCATCGTACTCTTCCTGTGTCATATTGAGAAGTGAAAGCAGACCGGACATACCTTCTTTTCCTGCAAGAGCGGTTGCATAGTAGGCTTTCTGGTCATCGGTCAGGCCTGAAAAACTGCCTCTCATCATATCCACAATTTCATTTAAGGATTTGAAACTGCCGTCATTATTTGTAATCACAATCCCAAGGTCAGACATGGCATTGGCTATGGTGTCCGTAGGCTTGGTCATGTTGGTAAGCACAGTACGAAGTGCTGTACCTGCCTGTGAACCTTTAATACCCGCCATAGACATAGCAGATAAAGCCGTAGTCACATCTTCAATAGAAAGCCCCATCGACTGAGCAAGCGGTGCCACATACTTATAAGACTCTCCCAAATCAGCAATACCGATTGTTCCGGAGTTAGCCGCCTGCGTTAAAAGATCTGCTACTCTTGCGGAGTCTTTTGCTTGTAAACCAAATCCAGTAATAGCATCAGCTACAATCGTTGCTACAGAACCTAAAGATTCTCCAGATGCAGCTGTAGCATCAAGGACACCTGCCATACCATCAATAATCTGTGTGGTAGTCCATCCGGCTTTTGCCATCTCAGTCATAGCTTCAGCTACTTCTCCAGAAGAAAAGGCAGTGGTTGCACCAAGGTCAATAGCTGTATTCCTTAAGGCTTCTAACTCCTCGCCCGTTGCTCCTGTGATAGCCTGTACCCCCGACATAGCCTTTTCAAAATCAGTTGCAACCTTAAGTCCTGCTACACCAATACCCGTCACAGTTGCGGATATCGGCATAAGTGAATTACCAACGTTTGAAATAGAATTTCCTAATGACTGTAAATTACTTCCTGCTAGTCCTATCTTCTGAATTGCAACCGAGGACTGATTGGCTTGGTTCTCCAGACTTTTCAGTTTTTCCTCTGTTTCAATAATCTCCCTTTTTAAGGCATCATACTGATTCTGTGAAATCTCGCCCTTTGCCAACTGTTCATTTACCTGTTGTGCTGCAGTCTTTAAGGTTTCCAATCTCTCTTTTGTTTCCTTGACTGCATCGCCTAGCAATCTATGCTTCTGTGCAAGTAATTCTGTATTACCGGGGTCAAGTTTCAATAATTTATTTACATCACGTAGATTTCCCTGTGTGGTGGATAAGGACTTATCCACATCTCGCAAGGCGGCAGTCAGCTTCGAAGTATCGCCACCAATCTCTACCGTGATACCTTGTATTCTTTTAGAAGCCACTTATTCCACCTCCGTTCACGGCACAAAAAAAGGAGTCAGCTACGACTCCTTCAACTCTCTATACAAAAACCAACAATTTCCTACAAAAACCAATAACAAAAACAACTATGTTTTTCCTGCATTCTATACTATGATGTAAGCAACAAAAGAAAAGAGGTATTTCTATGATTACTTGGGAAAAACAAAGAAGCGGTGGCTACATAACAGAAATTGGTGACTTACGAATTATCCTAAAAGAATATGATGCATATTGGTGGCTGTCTATGGGCATTCGTTCCTATTCTGCTGATATGACCCAAAGCATGATGCGTCCACCCGTTAACATCATTCAATTTGAAAAGCCATGCGATGACATGAAAGCCATGTCACTTGCCAATGAATATATGGAAAAATTCATTAAAAGAATTCTCAGTGATTTTTCCTAAAATCTATCAAAATCTTCTTGTGTGGCTAATGTTGCATAATTGCAATCGTCATTCATATGCTCCACAAAGATATCGTTGACCATCCCTACGGTAAGTAAATCCAAATCCCGTAGGGAAAGTCCGATTTGTAAACACCGAAGTAAAAACAACGGTGTGGTCATTACCCTTTCAGTTGGTCGAATTTTTTTTTAGCTTCTGCATCTGTCTGCACGTTCAGTCCCCACAAGTCAATTAACTGTGGCAAAATCTGATAAATGGAGAATGTATTAAATTCATCCAACCACTCTTCCGGTGTATTCGGAATGCTAGGGTCTGCGTGTTTGGCCATGATGTATGCGATATTTTCGAACATCTCAAGGCTGACCAAATCAAGGTTGGATTTTCCTTCCTCATTCTCCCCTACATTCTTTTCCAATGCAGCAAGATCCCTGTAAATATCCCTGCCAAATTTCAAACGGTAAATACGAGGAATGGCGGCACTCGCTTTGAATGCCACCTTTTTCTCATCAATTGTAATATTTCTTGTCATTCCCATATGCTTAACCTACACTTTCTTCTCCGGCATCATCCGGATTCTCGCCCTCAGTAACCTCTGTCTCAGGTTCTGTTACATCTTCCGGTTCTGTATCCGTTTCGGATTCCTCTTCCTCCGTAGTCTCTCCCGGCACATACACTTTTTTATACCAATCTGCATAAACGCTGTCGGTAGTACTATTTCCAGTCTTTGCTTTCACAAGACCATTTGCAAGAGGTCTAGACTTAATGGTCAGTGTCTCTGTCTGCACTTCCTTGCCTTCCTCATTAGTCTTACCGGAAATAGAAGGACGTGATGCACTACAGTTATACATGACGTGACGAATCTTTCTAATGTCACCATCAAATTCAAACAACAGTGCAAAACTACCAGTCTGGGAGTTGGAATTCTCCACAAGGACATTGTTTGCATCTGCTGTTTCCAAAAGCACATCCTGTCTAAAAGACTCCGGAATAAGAGCCACCTCAAGGTCACCGTCATAACCTTGGTTATTGTTGATAACATAATATTCCACGCCATCCGCATAGAAACTCTCAGGTTCTCCTTTAGGGTCTAAACTGATGGATACCGCACCGGGAATGGCTACCGGAATACCGAAGGTGACAGTCCCATCCTCTGCCTTTGCAATGACTGCATAATGCACATTGCAAATGTTATACTTTACTTTGTTCTTCTTCATCGTTATACCTCCGTTTCATAAAGAACTTCATATAATTTTTCGCTACTTATCCATGTTTCCGATTTAGAATAAAAAAAGCCGTACTTATCAAGCACAGCCTCCACCCTTTCTTCTAACTGGATATCTTTTTTGTCCGTATACACCTCAATGGATAAACGGTCTTTTTTATAATAGGCAATCCCATCTGCTGAGAAGTTTGTTGCCTGTGGATATAGATATACTAAAAAAGGAGTATCTACGTTTTCCCCTTCAGCAAAATGATCATAAGCAAACGGAAGTCCTATTTCTTTTAACATCTGTGGTACTTCTGCCTTTGTCATGCTTTCAGTCTCCTCTCGACTTTATCCACTATCATCTTCTCCGCATTTTTCTCTGCCGGAGCAATATGCACCTGTGCTTCTACCCTGCCACCACCACGTTTTGCATGACCTTTTTCCAAAAGGTGTGTCAAACGGTAGTGCTTTTCTGAATGTACCACCATAGACAAGGACGTTGCTGTTTCCTTCTCTTTTTTTACCCTCCAGCTTTTCTGGTACTCTCCAGTATCCACAGGTGCGTTTTCCTTAATCTCTGCCTTAACATACTCACTGACTTCCTGTACTATCTGCTTTACTTCATCGGCAGCAAAATCACAGTATTCCTCAAGACTTTTTTTAACCACCATCGGTAGGTCTTCAATAGACACGTTTTGTCCGCTCATGAATTACCTCCTTTGCAGTTTCGTATGCATTTTTAGGCTTTTCTTTTTGAATGCCATATCACTGACAGAAAGAATATTGTAGATTCTATCCTTATAAATGATACGGAACTTGTCGGGAACAATGCTAGATAACTCTGAACAATAACGTACTGTAAAATCCATACGCTGTTCCACAACCGTCTGCCCGGCACTCTCTTCTTCCCCGCTTTCCTTTTCTACCGCAGTGGCATAACAGGAAAAATAATCCGTCCACGCATTGGTGTGGTTACCAATGGCATCCTCTACCGCTTCATTTTTCTGAAATGTAATCCGTATACGCATAGCAGATATGTTCACTTAAAACACCTCCCTGCGGATACCAAACAAAAGATTCCTGAGTGTTAGTATCAACTCCTTATGGTCGGCTTCTTCCCTATGCTCGTACAGATAGGCAATCGCATACAATTCTGCAATCTTCACTACATTTCCCTGCACTAGCAGATAATCTGCTGACAATCTGCTGACATCGGTTACTAACTGTTCGGCTGTCAGAATTAAAGATTGGATGAACTCGTCATCATCTGACGAGTCCACCCTCAAATAACTCTTAGCCTCCGAAAGAGACACTAACATGGGCTACCTCCTATGAAGTAGTTGTGGTAGATTTCAGTTTCAAAATCTGCACTGCTTCGGGAAGGATTAACTTACCATCCACACGCTCTTTTGCAACATAGCCAATCATACCGTTTCCAGCAAACAACTCACGAAGTTCAGAGAAGGAACGGCTACCTCTATCTCCAATGTTATAGTAACTATAGTCACCAAATGCAATGGCGTCGGTAGGTGCAAACGCAGAAGTATGAACAGGGTATCCTAAAAGTCTGCCCGGTTCTCCTGTCTGGTAGCTTTCCTGCCAGATATATGCTCCATTGTTATCTTTCAGTTTTCTGATTTCCGCAATGGTCTTGTCATTCATGATAAAAGATGCTTTCTTTCTGTACGGACGCTTCAATGCATATACAAGACTGATAAGGTCATCAGACTTGATTGCTGCTGTCAGTGTATTAGCAACCGTACCACCACCTTCGGTAGCAAAAAGACCAAGAGGCTTGCCCTTACCGTCACCGTTAAGGAATGCATCTTCTTCTGCATTTGCCAGTGCCTTACCGAACTGCTGAATAATGTAGTTCTCCAAACCGAATGCATTATCATATAACAGTTCCTCCGTTACCTTAATGGCAACGTGCAATTTGTGTGCATCCATAAGAATCTGTGCAAAAGTAGCATCACCAAAAGATAAAGCGCCACCCTCTTCGATCCAGGATGCCGCTGGTTTAGTTGCTGCGATATTGATTTTGTGTTCCCCGCTTGTAGTAATGGTGTGACCGAGTCTTCTCATAATGTTTTCTTCATCAAGTACATCAATGAGTCTCTTATCGTACTCTTCCGGTACAAGATAGCCACCATCGGCATCCACACCTTCCTGCAATACATTACTTACACGCTTGAAATTGGAACGGAACGCATCAAGCATAGCATTCTTATATTCATTGGATGCACGTCCCGTTTTCTTTTCCTCATCCTTAACCACCCCCGGCTTGGATGTAAGAGGAGTATTCACAGGTTTGCTAAGTTCTGCATCCATCTGCTCTTGACGTTCCAAACGTTTAATTTCATTGCTGAGTGCATTGATTTCTTCTTCCATACGGTTGTATGTTGCATCATCTTCTGCACTAAGAGTACCCTTCTTGGTACGGTGAGACTCTAAGAATGCCTTTGCAGCATCCCACGCAGCACTGCGCTTTTCTCTTAATTCTAAAATAGTCATAGTTGTTTCCTCCTAAATATGGTTTTTAATAACATCAAGACGCTCAAGCAGAGCATCCACGTTTCGCTCACTGGTTTCCGGTGCAGGAATTTCAGACTGCTGCACCACAGTCTCTTTTTTCTTGCCAAACTTGGCAGACATCTTATTCTGCAAAGCGTTGTTTACGGCTTTTCTGGAAAACATCACTGCCTCCACCGTATCCTCGCTAGGAACAGTAGTATCATCTGCATCCGTAGAATTTCTGGTAATCATTCCATCTGCGAATCCAAGTTCCACTGCTTTGTTGGCATTCATCCATGTTTCCGAATCCATGAGGTGTGAGAGTTTTGCTCTGGAAAGTCCTGTTTTTAACACATAAGCATTAATGATGGACTCCTTCACTTCATCAAGCATCTCGATTGCCTTGGCAAACTCTGTGTGGTCACCCCACGCAATGGTTGCAGGATTATGAATCATCATCATGGATACCGGAGACATATAAACTTCACTGCCGGCCATCGCAATGACAGAGGCTGCACTGGCTGCAATGCCATCAATCTTCACAGTCACCTTTCCGTTGTAGTTGGTAAGCATGTTATAAATTTGAGCCGCCGCCACGCAGTCCCCACCCGGAGAATTAATCCACACTGTAATGTTTCCTGTCCCAGCATTCAGTTCATCTTTGAAAAGCTGTGGTGTAACATCGTCATCAAACCAACTTTCCTCTGCGATGGTTCCGTTCAGAAACAGAGTTCTCTCCTCCGGACTCTGATTCTTCCAATTCCAAAACTTCTTCATCCTTTTCCTCCTCTCCACGTGTCGCATTTGCTGCAAAAATACCCGCATCCTGTAACTTGGTCATGTTTCCATTGATGAGGTATAAATCTCCTCCAAGTTCAGCTGGAATCTTATCGAGATTTTCCAATTCACGGATATCATTTGCACTCATCCATCCGTTCTGCCTTGCAACGGCATAACCGTTCATCCGACTCTGGTAATCTCCACGGAGCAGTCCGTCCACGTTAAATTTGATAAAATATTTCTTTTTCTCTTCTGCAGAAAGTAAGGAACGTACCATTGCCTGTTCCCAACGGGATACCCAAGGGTCAAGCGTGTATTTCACAAACTCCAAACTCTGCTGCTCAATATTAGAAAAGCTCGACTTCTCAAGGTCACCCACCATGTGCGGAGGGACTCTGAAAATTCGAGCAATTTCATTAATCTGGAATTTCCTTGTCTCAAGGAACTGTGCCTGTTCCGGGGAAATGGAAATCGGTGTATACTTCATCCCTTCTTCCAAGACAGCCACCTTATTTGCGTTGGAACTTCCACCAAAGGTCTGTGTCCAACTTTCTCTTACCCTTGACGGGTCTTTTAATGTGCCGGGATGCTCAAGTACTCCACTTGGTGCCGCACCGTT